ACAAAGACTGGTGTTGATTTTGCTGAAGTGATTGGACAAGTATAGGAGAACTAAATGGATATAACAAAATTTAATACCCAGTATTCAGGTGATTACGCTCGTCCTAACTTGTTTGAAGTATCTATTGCTCAAATGGATACCAAAATGATGATAAAGACGGCTTCTCTACCTGCAACTACTGTTGGTGTAGTCGAAGTTCCTTATCAGAATCGTAAATTGAAGGTTCCTGGTGATAGAACATTTGCCGATTGGACGGCAACAATTATCAATGATGAAGCATATGTTGTACGTGAAGCCATTCTAGAATGGCAACAAAAAATCACAGGATTCTCTGGTTTTGAATCTGCAATTGATGTTTCTGAAGCACACCGAGAAATCACAATTCAACCACTTGATCGTGGCGGTAACAACAGCACACACTCAGTACGAGTGTACGGCTGGCCAAGCGAAGTCGGAGCAATAGACCTTTCTTGGGAAACTGTTGATGCCATTCAAGAATACACAGTTACTTTTAGTGTATCTTGGGATGATGGTGGTGTTGATGGTGCTGATGTAGCCGTATTAGGCAATTAATACTGTTTGTTATTTGAGTCGTATAAATATACTCAAATATACTAACTTAAATAACAAAAATTGGTGATATGGAACTATTTGGTTATAAGATAGAGAAAAAAATTGGCTCTAACGTGGTAGATAAGGGATCTAAGTCCTTTGTTGCACCAAACCTAGACGATGGTTCTACTGTAATTGATGGAGGAGGAATAAACGCCTTCTCCGTTAATTTCGATACCGCATTTAAGACACAACAAGAATTAATTGCTAAATATCGGCAATGTGCTAGACAACCAGAGGCCGAGTCTGCAATTGATGATATAGTTAACGAAGCAATAGTGCTGGATCCTTTTAAGGACCCAGTTACAATATATCTTGATAAATTGGACACGATTGAAGTGCCTAAGAATATCAAAGATATGATTGCAGAAGAATTTGATATTATCTCTAAGAAATTAGAGTTTAATCGTTCTGGACCTGATATATTCAGACGATGGTATGAAGACGGAGCAATCCATTATCATATTATATTTGATAACGATAATGTCAAGAAAGGTATTAAGGAGTTACGATATATTGATTCCACTAATATCAAGAAAATTAAAGAGATTATCAAAGAAAAAGATAAGGATGGAATTGAAGTTGTTACTGGGGTTGATGAATATTGGATATATACTAAAGAAAGTAAAGGAATTACTCAAACCCTAAAAGTTGCCCTAGAAGCGGTCGCTACGTCTGATTCTGGATTATATGATAAAGATAAAGAAGTTGTTCTTTCCTATCTTCATAAGGCAATGAAGCCGATTAACCAATTGAGAATGTTAGAAGACTCAATGGTTATTTATCGGATTACAAGAGCACCAGAAAGACGGGTGTTTTATATTGATGTTGGTAATTTACCAAAATCAAAAGCGGAACAGTATCTCCGCAACATTATGAACAAGTTTAAGAATAAGATGGTTTATGATGCAAGCACTGGTACTGTAGCTAATGGTAAAGATACAATGTCAATGATGGAAGATTTTTGGCTCCCAAGAAAAGAAGGGGGTCGAGGAACAGAAGTAGAAACATTACCAGGAGGACAAAATCTTGGTGATATGGATGATGTACAATATTTTCAGAAGAAAGTATATCAGTCACTTCACGTTCCAGCAAGTCGAATGGAAACGGAACAGTCTTGGAGTTTCGCTAGATCTGGTGAAATAACAAGAGATGAGATAAAGTTTACTAAATATGTAACAAAGCTACGTAAACGATTCTCTGATATACTTTATTCACTATTGAGAACTCAACTCCTTGCGAAAGGAATTATTGATAAAGGTGAATGGAACGTCTATCAAGAGAATATTAACTTTATCTTTGAAGACGACGGGTATTTTGATGAAATCAAAAAACTTGAGATGATGACCTCAAGAATCGAAATGCTTGATACTATATCAAGTGGACAGATGATTGGACGTTATTATTCAATTGAATGGGTCCGAAAAAATATCTTAATGCAGACCGAAGAAGATATTGATATATTAGATAAAGAAATGGAAAAAGAAAAAGCCGATAAACAAGCCAAAACTGGCGAAGATGGTAAACCCGGCGAATCACCAGACTTATATTAGGAGATAAAACATTATGGTTAATGAAAATTTAGAAAAACTTGTGCAACACGCACGAGACAAAAAGCCCACAGACTTCAAAACGGTTTTAACTGCTGAAATTGATGATAGAATTGATGCAAAAGTTATGGAAATAAGAGGCGATCTCTCTAAAAATATGTTCTCAAGTAAGCCTGAAATTACGGAACATTGTGAAGAAGCAGAAGTAGAACACACGCACGATGACGGAACAGTTCATTCTCACGAAGAAGGTGGACATCCACATAGTCACGGAGACGACGGAGAAATGATTCCTGAGGGTACATTACCGCCCGCTCTTCAAAAAGCTATAGATGCTAAGAAGAAAAACAACTCGGATGATGATGATGAAGATAAGTCTCCAGTAGGTAAGAAAAACGAAAACATTGCTAATTTTGGAAATAAGAAAAAAATTATTACTAAAGATGATGCTGATGGTACAGAAGATGGGAACGATGAGCCTGATGTAAAAGACGACAAAGATGGTGACCATAAACCCGACAAAAAGGCCAAGAAGGAAGATGTTCGAGATGTTGCCAAAAGGATTCTAAGAGGAAAATAATGAGTCAACATCAATTTTTAAATCCATTACATCCATCTTTTCCTTATCCTCTTCAAGAACAATTCAAAGGGTTTAGATTTAGTATTGGTAATGGAAGATGGTCTAAATATTCTGAAGCAGATATTGATGAATTTTTAGACAAAGATAATTATCCTATGTATATGAATGCTGATAATCTTCCTAAATGGTTAGCGAATGGAATTATGATAACTACAGGCGCTAAAAATGTTAAAGGTAAAGTTCAGGCCGCTATGTTTAAAGTTTTGGAGAAAATCAAAGCTGGTAAAATTAAAGAAATTATAATGACTCCCGGAGGTAAAGTGGGCAGTCCAGATGCAGGTTACAGTAGTCAAACTGAACCCAAACTTGATCCGAAATACTTCAAATGAGTATTATTAAATTTTCAGATTTTGATGAAGAATCATTATTATTTGATGATGATGTAGTCATAGTTGAATGGTCTGAATCGGAATGGCTAAAACTTCTTAATTATGAGAGGGCAGAATTAGAAGCCGAAGAAGAGGAATGTCTTAAAGAATTTAAAGCTAGAAATACTCAGCAACGCCGGAAAACGCAAAGAAATAAAGACCGGATGAAATTTCAAGACCGGCAAGGCAAACTAAAAGCTAAAATTGATCGTAAAAAAGGCGGTAATAAAGTCAGACGGCTCAAAATCAGAAAGAAGTGGCAGAGAGTAAATAAATCTAAGATTGCTAATGCTCAGAAAGTATTTGGTGGCAAGGTACACTCCAAATTTACTAAAACTAAACCCCATCACAAACGAGGAGGAAGATAATGTTTGACCCAGTTAAATGTGGGAAATGTATTGGTAGTATAGCTATGGATATACAAGGTCACGATCCCAGAGGATGGATAAAAAGTGCTATGTGGCAATGCGTTGCTGATAATAAAATTACAGGAGGACACTTTAAAAAAATCCTCGAACGAAAAATAAAGAAATCAATAAAGGACATTTCTAATCCAGAGAAATATGTAACTGATATCTGGAACAAAGTCAATAAGAAATGTAAGGGTTAGGAGAATATATGAGGCTTATTTCGGAAATTAACGATTCAGTACAGTATATTAGTGAAGCTAATGGAAAAGACCTTTATATAGAGGGAGTATTTCTACAAGCAGACGTAAAGAATAAAAATGGGCGTCTATATCCAGGTGCTATTATGGCGAAAGAAGTCAAACGATATACGAAAGAATATATTGACAAAAAACGTGCATTTGGTGAATTAGGACATCCTGAAGGACCAACCATCAATCTGGAAAGGGTATCTCATATGATTACTTCTTTGAAGGAAGATGGAAGTAATTGGATCGGCAAAGCAAAAGTTGCTGATACTCCACCCGGAAATATTGTTAAAAGTCTTATCAAAGAGGGCGCCCAACTTGGTGTATCCTCTCGTGGTATGGGTTCGCTTAAAGCGAACAAAAAAGGAATTCAGGAAGTACAAGGTGATTTTTATCTTGCTACTGCCGCGGATATAGTCGCAGATCCATCAGCTCCAGATGCCTTTGTAAATGGTATTATGGAAGGCAAAGAGTGGGTATGGGAAAATGGCGCAATTCAAGAAGTTGAAATTGCGAAATATAAAAAAATCATAAAGAACTCACCGGAGAAACGATTAACATCGATAGAAGCGGCAGTTTTTGAAGATTTTGTAAGTAAGTTGTAGCAAATTGCTACTCTTAAAGTTATAAGTTTTATAAATATAGATAATCAGAAATGATTCATTTATAAATTTATATATTAATCAATTGGATTAGGAGAACCCTGATGAAGTTAAAAACAGAAACTGGCGAAATCCTGGTTTTG